GTAAAGCGTCAATAGACCGTTTCGTAGGTATTTCTACAACCATTAACGCAGCTGCGGACCGCATCGCCAAACTGACAGCCGATAAGTGGTTCAAGTCGGGCGTTGACCAAGCCAACAAAATTGTTGAGGGCGTTAATAGCGTTATCGCAGATACCGAGTTTTTGCTTAAGTTTGCTATTGACCCCGCCAGCATTGCCGCTATCGGCGCGCAACTAGACACAAACCTAGGCACAGTATTTGCCGGCGGTTCAGCCCCAGCCCCGACTACTAACCCTTTTGGCCCAGTGCTTGGCAGTATTAACACCAGCACTAACGCCGATATGTCACGATTTGGCGGCGGCAACGTCAGCTCATCGAGCGTAACTATCAACGTAAACGGCGGCGACCCTAACGCAGTAGTAAGCGCGCTACGCACCTACATGCGTCAAAACGGCAGCGTGCCAATCAAGGTGAGCAACATTTACTAATGGCCGTAGTTAACTTCCAAGTCGAGTACGGCGCAACATACGCCACCATTTCAACCGTTGCCACAAACCTGCAAAACGTGCAGTTATCTTTCGGCCGGCAAAAACCATTAGACCAATACAACGCCGACACCGCAACCGTGACGATGCGCTACCCAAACGGATACGCCAGCCCAGTTGCATTATTTGTTACCGGCACATGGGTACGCATCAGTGCGCGACTTGACCCTGCACTCCCATTTGAGCAACTTTGGGTAGGACGCATTGCAGACGTAGACGTGAATTACGGCATGCCATACGCCGGCAGCGTTGGAAATGCTGATTACGTTACCCTCATTTGCGAGGGCTATTTTGCCAACTTTGGCCGGCTTGACGGCAACGGCTATGCCATGCCAGCAGGCACCATCTCATACCAATGCGCGCAAGCCTTGGCACAAACAAGCCTTGACGTTTCACCGCTTTATACGGCTACTACACCGTTCCCAGCAACAACGATTAGCGGCACCTGGGGCGACTGGATTAACCGCGTAGTACTGACACTAAACGGCAAACTTTTAGACACCGGCACAGGCATAGCGATTACTAACGCTTATTACAAATACACCAGCACAGTGGCGTTTTCTGACACCACTAACGATTTGACCAACCATTGTTATGAGCAGCTTGCATTTAGCAGCTTGGCAGATAACTGGTATACCCAAGTCACTGTTGACCCAGAATCATACAGCCCAGCAACCGTCCAAACGGGCAGCGCGCCCTACCGCACCTATTTGGTCAACACGTTAAACAACTCGACAAGCCAAGCAACTGACTATGCAAATTATTTGCTTTCAACGTACAAAACACAGTCTTTACGCATTTTTGCTATTACCTGCAACTTAAATGCCCAAATAGGTAACGCACCGTTTTTTGGGCAAACGTCACCAGGCGGCCAAGTGCGCGTCATTTTTCGTGGTACTACATACCAATGCGTAGTCGAAGGCGGCTCATATTCTGCAACGCCTGGCAGCGCTACAGCCACGTTTTATTTAAGCGCGCAAGACTTAAACAACTATTTAACGCTCAATGATGCCGTTTATGGCAAACTAGATAACAACAAATTGGGGTACTAATGGCTATAAAAACTTTTACTACTGGCGAAGTGTTGACCGCATCGGACACAAACACATACCTTGCGAACAGCGGACTTGTTTATATCACCGAAGGAACAGCCACATCGGGCTCAACCTTTTCAGTGAATAATTGTTTTACCTCAACCTATGCGTCTTATTTAGTGCAATTTTCAGTCATACCGACTGCTGGCGCATATGGAATTGACGTACGTTTAAGAGCGTCAGGTACCGATACGTCAACTGGCTACTACTGGGGCGTTACCGCTATTGACGTTGGAACAGGTGCTATTAACTTAACTCGTGGTAGCAACAGCACGCTTTTTACCACCTATGCGATTGCAGGTACTTCAGGTCGAGCAACGTGCGTGATGAATATAACCAACCCACAACTAGCCCAATACACAAGCCTTACCTGTCAATCAACGGACAGCAGAGGTGCAAGTTCTTACGTCGGCATTAACGCTGGCGGTCAATTAGCGAACAATACGCAATACGACGGCATCACATTTTTGCTCGGTGGCGGTTCTGGCACAATTTCTAATTTCCAAGTAAAAATCTATGGCTACAGGCAGGCATAAATGGAACCACTGACAGGCACATTTCACGACGCGCAAACAGGCGAAACAATTGTGCGCGAACTAACGGCAGAAGAAATAGCCGCATTGGAGCCGAGCGATGATTTGGCGTAGCGCGTTCGTGGCAATTTTGTTTGCCAGCATTCTTGTAGCTTGTGGCGACCGTGAGCGCGTCAACTGCCCACGCACCAAAAACAAGGCGTTGCGCGCAGCTACCACCATTACCGTAGACACCGCCAGCCTTGGCAGCGCTCGACTGGTTGAAAGCAAATGCCCGTAATCCCGCCACCACGCCGACCCGAGCGTATGACCAGCGAGGAAATTAAAGCCCGTCTCATTTTCATTGTGGCTTGCGCGCTGTCGTTCACTTTCGTGTTTGCCACCATGTCTCTTATATACGGCTTGCTTTTTGTGACCCAGCCACTCGACGTCAGCGACAACGATAAAAGCGCATGGGCGACCCTGCAGCCGCTACTACTTTTTCTGACAGGTAGCCTCGCGGGCTTGCTCAGTGCAAACGGTCTCAAGTCAAAAGAAAAAGGCAAAGACGATGAAAAGCACTAAATACACAGTCACCACCACCGCACAAATAGTGGTACCAGCCAAAAACTTTAACCGTGAGGTATATACCCACGTCATTGGCAATGCCATTGTCTACCTCGGCGACTCAACCGTGACCATTGCGACCGGCACACCAACCGAAAAACACACCACCCCATTTAGCGTTTTCGTCCCAGCTGGTGAAACCCTCTATGCAGTAGTCGAGTCAGCGACAGACGATTTGCGCGTACTGGACTGGTCAATCTGATGTACACCACCATGAAAATTAAAATGCCCAAAGACCTAACCGGCCACAAAAACGGGCAACTACCAGACGAACTACTTGCACCAGTACCAGGCGGCAAACTACACAAGAGCGCGGTACGCAGCTACAAACACATGCTGAACGCTGCCAAGGCTGCCGGCATAGAACTCAAGCCCACCTCGAGCGTTGACACCTACAGGCCCTACAGCATTCAATACAACGCATTCATGCAACGCTACTCACCCAAACCAACAGACGACACCAGAGGCATTACCCGCACATTTGAGGGCGCGACTTGGTACCTCAAAAAGGGTATGGCACCATGCGCGGCACCCGACCCCACAGGCGTTAAAGGCTCAAACCACGGCTGGGGCCTCGCCGTAGATTTTGCTAACTGCTCTGGCAAAACATTTAACTGGCTCATAAAAAATGCCAACCGTTTTGGCTGGTACATCGGTACAGGCGACCCAAGCAAACCAGGCTTTGAGTCATGGCACTGGGAATACGTCCTAGGCAACGTGTGGGCGCCACCCGCTGAAACCGTTACACCATAAGGCTTACAGCCTAAAGACGCGCAAACACTCAATAAGCCCATTAGGGTTTTTACCTATCCCGACGAAAGGCAGAAACCATGAAACGACTACTTGGCGTACTCGCCACAGCTGCACTACTGGTGCCGGCAACACAAACACAAGCAGCGGTAGAACCCGACTGCAGGCTCTACACCGCTTTAGCCCTCGAGGTCGGCTGGCACAAACGAGAAATACCACGACTCATGCAAATATGTAAACGCGAGTCAAAAGGCTTCGCCAGAGCATGGAACCAGCGCGACCCATACACAGGCTCATACGGCCTCATGCAAATAAACGGCAGCAACAAAGGCTTTCTACAAGACGCCGGCATTGTGCGTAAAGCCATGACCGAACTCTGGGCACCACGCAAAAACCTTAAAGCAGCGCTAGCCCTTTTTAAGCGCCACGGCTGGGCACCATGGAAAGGCAACAGCGCGCCAAAGTAATGTGCTATGTTGCACCCGTTAGTTATTTTCAACCCGACTAGAAAAGAGACAACATGGTAAACCCGACTGACCATTTAGACCAAGCACTAGCAAACTTGTGGGCGAACACTCGACCCAAAGCAACCGACGTGCTGATACGTAACCTGCGCGCACACGCTTACTCGTATGCGATGGACGACCCGAAACTCTGCGAAGACTTACGCCAAGCCATTGGCCGGCTAGAACACCCGAGCAGTCTTGAGCCTAAACAGCAGAGCATTATTGACCGTTTAGACGACATTGTGCAGGAACTGCACGACCTAGGCCACACTCAATTAGGTGGCGAAACTGACCAACTACTCATTGCAATAGACAACGCATTGCGAGGTAAAAAGTGAGAACTATTGCAGGCATTTTTGCGTTTGTTGGTGTCATGACAGTATTTACGCTGGTCACATTGTGGGCCGCCGACTGGATTAACAATCACGAGAACGGCTGGTACGAGTAATGGCTTTTGACCTATCCGAATACGTAGACGTCAAGACCCGTCTCAAGCAAGCACTTGCGCTGTACCCGCAGCTGCGCATCGTCGAGCACCGACCAGAGATAACTCAAGTGGGCGACCAGTTGTTTATTGAATGTTCGGTCACCGTGAGCCGCGACCCTGACGACCCGATACCCGTAACCGCGTACATTTTTGAGCCGTACCCAGGCAAAACAACGTTTACTAAAAACAGTGAACAAGCCAATGGCGCGACCAGCGTTTTGGGACGCGCTCTCGGATATATGGGTCTGGGAATTGACAAGTCAATTGCCAGCAGCAACGAGGTTTTAGGCCGCCAGCAAGCAGCCGAGGACGACGACCGCACCAAGGTAGTAAGCATTGCGCGACCAACCCCAAAACTGGACGGCCCACGCTCTAAAGAAATTGGCAGCGCTCGACTAACAGCACGCGAACAAACCGAGGCAAGCCAAACCAGCAACAGCGGCGGCGCAACTGCTAATCAAATTAAAATGCTTACCCAAATGTGCGCTGAACGTGGGCTAGATTTTGACCCTGCAGCACCCATGACGTACAGCGAGGCTAAAGACATGTTTCTTGCTATCAAGCCAATACCCAAGGTGAAGTGATGAGCAACTACGACGACATGCCGGCAGAACAAGCAGTATGGGCGTACTCGAGCATGCTGCATGACTCACGCCAAGAGCGCGACAGCCTACGCCGTGAGTTAAACATAGTGATTACCCAACTCACTGACCTGCAAACCGATTACCAGCGTCTAGCAGGCGAATACGAGCGCATAGCGCGTGCCGTGTTCTGCCCAGACTGTGCAGAGAAAATGGCGACCGATGCCAAATAACTACGGCGATATGACCGAGGCTGCTTTCTTAAAGCAAGTGTGCGCGGTAGCAAAATTGCGCGGCTGGTTGGTTTATCATGCCAAGCCGGCACAAGTCGGGGAGCGTTGGGCTACCCATTTCCAAGGTGACGCAGGTTTCCCCGACCTAGTAATGAGCCACCCAACTGGCGGCCTAGTGTTTGCAGAGTTAAAGGCTGGGCGTAACAAACAGTCCGACGCACAGCTGCGCTGGCAAAGATACCTGCTCGAGGCAGACTACGAGTGCTACTGCTGGTACCCAAAAGACCTAGACGCTGTGATAGCGCGACTGAGTGACATATGAGCAAGGTACTGGTGACGCTCGACTACGAGGAATTAGAGTATTGCGCGCATGCCGGCGTAAACCGCCAGATACGTGCACTACAAAAGAACCGCGTAAGCCCCACAAAAGACCTGGACTATGCCAAGCAGAACTACTGGTCAAGTAACATAATTGGCGTCATTGGCGAGTACGCAGTATCTAAAGCATTAGGCGAACATTGGGTAGACCTAGGGCAAGACCGAGGCGGCTTTGACGTCTTGAGTTACCAGGTGCGCGCGACAGAACAAACCAAACCAATGCTGAGAGTACGTGCCCATAACAACTTTGAGCACATGTACATACTTGCCCAAGTACGCAAAAACAGGGTATTAATACATGGTTGGGCTAGCGGTCATGACGTTAAACAATTTGGCATACTCGAGTACGAGAACTGTTGGTCATTACATGCAGACGGCCTCAACGACATGTCTTTACTAATTCACCCAATTATCTACACATCACAAGTAACCGAGTGGGAAGCACCAGATTACCAATGAGCAAATTAACTGAAGCCGACCGTCAAGAGCTGCGCGCATTGTTCAGCCAACTCGCTGACCTACAGGCCGACGCAATCCTCGAGGAACTCACAGAGCAACCTCACCAAGCCAACGCTTTAAAGCAAGACCTATGGGGCTTAGAAGCGCGTCTAGCAGACATACACGCCGACGCTAACCCTTAGCCATGCCGGCACAACTGAATAACACTCATGGCCACGTACGGGTTTGCACTGTGCTGGTGAACACACGGAAACGTGGGTAGAGCACCATGTCTATGAACTGGTGTGCAGCGTCCAAACGTCACAAATGCGTATGGTGTCCGTCCTTGACTATGAAACATTCCGGCAGCCACAGCTACTTGCTGAAAGTGTGGGGGGACGTAGTGCACAAGACTCGACAACAAGCCAGACAACAAGCCACGAAGTGGCGCGTTAGCACAAGCGATAGCGCGTGAGAAAGAACCAACAACATGACAACAACACACAACGGCAAGCAACGAGCCACCAGTGAGTTCAAGCGCAACAGAGCCAAGCTCTTAGCAGATGACCCGCCATGCCATTGGTGCGGAATAGCGCGAGCAACCGAGGCCGACCACCTACTCGAGAGCGACGCCGGCGGGACAAATGACATCACCAATCTGGTGCCGGCTTGCAAACCATGCAATGCGCGGCGAGGTCAGGCCTACCGCGTACGCAAAGAGCGCGAAAACAACGGCGTACTAGAG